TTATTTTGGATTTGTGCGGGGGTACGGGTTCATGGTCGAAACCCTATAAAGAAGCCGGGTATGATGTGCGGGTTATTACCTTACCGGAATATGATGTGCGAACTTATATCCCGCCTAAAAATGTGTACGGCATACTTGCCGCCCCGCCTTGTACTGAATTTTCCGTTTTGAATTGCAAAGCTGAACCACGCAAGCGGGATGAAGCCGCAGGAATGGAAATTGTAAACGCTTGCATTAGAATAATCAATCAGTACAACCCGGTATTTTGGGCGTTGGAAAATCCACGGGGGCATTTAAGAAAATATTTAGGTGTTCCAAAGCTGAATTTTCAGCCGTGGTATTATGGCGATCCGTGGACAAAAGCAACGGATATATGGGGCAATTTCAACATTCCCCAAAGACTATTTCAAAATTGGGCTGATGTTCCAAAGCTGGATTTATATATCAGACCGAACAGAGAAAAACCGAACTTTGCTTATTTACATAAAAGTGCATGGGATAAAATACCCCAATTACATTTTCACAAGCCGGAAACGGATGCTGAATTTAGAGCAATGACACCGCCCGGATTTGCGAAAGCATTTTATGAAGCAAATAAATGAAAGGTGGCAAAGATGAACAATCCATATTACAACAGTGAAGGGTATGCTGATCCCACGGCTTACGCCGGAACAAAGAACATAATCAGAGAGGAAAGCGAAACCGAAAGGCGGGCTTCTGAACTGATAAAAATTTTGAAGTTCATTATTCGTTTAGCGGGTTTTGAACTGATTGAACGGGTGAAAATCAAAGACACGAAAACAGGAAGGGAGTTCAGATAATGAATACTTTTACAGAACAGGATAGAATTGAACAGTTTTCAAAGCTGATGAAAAACTATGTGCCGGAAAAATTCAAGCAATGGCTGATTGAAAACAGCTTCTTCAAAGCCCCGGCTTCCATTCACCACCACGGGGCATATTCGGGGGCGTTGTTCGATCATTCCTTTGCAGTAACCAAAACGCTTCTTTCCTTCACGGAACGCCTTGAATTATTGTGGGGGAACGAAAGCAGCCCTTACATTGTGGGAATGTTTCACGATTTATGCAAGCTGGATAATTACCAGCGAACAGACAATGAAGCGTGGGAATACAACAATGCAACCCTTCTTCCGGGGCATGGTGATAAATCGGTGATGATGCTGCAACAGCACATTCACCTTACGGAAGAAGAAATGTTTTGTATCAGGTGGCACATGGGGGCTTTTGATGATAAAGAGAATTGGAACAGTTACGGGCGGGCAGTAACACGCTATCCCAATGTGCTTTACACCCATACCGCCGATATGGTGGCAGCCCGTGTTTTAGGTGTTTAGAGAAAGGAAGGTGCAGCAATGAACAAGATTTATAACGGAATTATGGGGCTTGTGGTCGGTGATGCTTTGGGTGTTCCGGTGGAATTCAAAAAGCGTGATACCTACACCGTAACCGATATGACGGGGTACGGAACATATAACCAGCCACCCGGTACATGGTCGGATGATAGCAGCCTGACACTTGCAACCCTTGATAGTATGGTGAAATTGGGGAAGATTGATCCGGCTGATATTATGCAAAACTTCTTCTATTGGCTGGATGATGGAATGTTCACCCCTTACGGCAAAGTGTTTGATGTGGGCGGTGGAACAAGGCGGGCGATTTCCCGCTATGCCAACGGCAAAGAACCCGCAAAGTGCGGCGATAAAACCCGCATGGATAACGGGAACGGGGCTTTGATGCGTATTCTTCCGGTTGCTATGTTGCCGGACTACCCCGAAAAGCAAAGCGAACTATTGAGTGTGGCACACCTGACACACGCCCACTTCATTTCAGATTTCGGTTGTATGGTATATACGGCAATCGTTGAAAACCTGATGAACGGTATTCCCAAAGATGAAGCGGTGTTGAATGGAATTCAAAAGTTCAAACCACAGCTTGAAACCGTTTCAATGTTGGGCGATTACTTCAAATTGCTTGATCTTGAATGGTTGGAAAGAACCTTCGTGAAAAGTTCCGGTTATGTGGTTGACACGCTGGAAGCCGCCCTTTGGTGTTTCCTGAACACAAACGGTTACCGGGATTGTGTGCTTGCCGCCGTGAATTTGGGTGAAGATACTGACACAATAGCGGCGGTTGCTGGCGGGCTTGCCGGGATATATTACGGTTGTGGTGGTGAAAACGGTATTCCTGATGAATGGATTGCACAGATTCCCCGCCGTGATTGGATAAAAGCCTTATGTGCAGAACTGATTATTGAAAGTTAATTTTCAAAATTCAAGTTGCCATTCAAGATATATTCAAGTTGTAGTTGTTGGAACTTGAAGGATGAAAACACTTGATATTATGCGGGTTTACGGGATTTCATTCAAGTTATTCAAGTTGATTTTGATTTCTTTATAAACAAGAATTTTACACACTATGATTTCACAGTGTTTCGCTAAAAATAAATATAGAGAAAATGACAAGTTGAAGTTGAATGACCGTATAAAAACATTTTTCTAATCCGCACGAATAAAGGGTTTTTACTCATTCAAGTTACACATTCAAGATTAAGAAAGGATTTAGCCTATGAAAGCGAAAGAATATTTGCAGCAGTTACAGCGGTTAGATACCGTTATCAATCAGAAAATCAAGGAAGTTCACGATTTGCGGCTTCAAGCACAAAGCACCGGGGGGCTTGATTATTCCAAAGAACGGGTGCAGTCAAGCCCTTCCGGGGATGCCCCGTTTGTGAAGCCGATATGCAGGATCATTGACCTTGAAGCAGAAATCAATGCTGAAATTGACAGGTTCGTTGACGAAAAGCACAAGATAATCAATCAGATTCAGGGCTTGAAGAATTCTGATTATATTTCCCTTCTGTTCAAGCGGTATGTTGAGTTCAAGAGTTTAGAGCGAATTTGTGTTGAAATGAACTTTTCGTATGACTACATAAAGCATTTGCACGGGTACGCTTTGAAGGATTTTGAAGATAAAATCCTAAACACAACACCCAATAACACCTAAACCTATGCTATAATATAGAATGAGAAATCAGCAAGGGAAACTTGCTGATTTTCTTATTTTCCCGGTGGGGTACTCATAGCCGATTTCGGGCAAGGTCGGTGAACTCCTACCCACCGGGAAAATTATTTTTAGGATGTTTGAAATCATGTAGAAAGGAAGTGAACTTTCAATATGGCAAAAGGAAAATATCAGGAATGGCTAACAGAAGAAGGTTTACTTCAACTGGAAGCATGGGCAAGAAACGGTCTGACAGATGAACAGATTGCCCACAATATGGGGATTGCAATTCGTACTTTTTACGAATATAAAGAACGCTATCCGCAGATTATGCAGTCCCTAAAAAGGGGTAAAGAAGTTGTTGATATTCAGGTTGAAAATGCTTTGTTGAAAAGGGCGTTAGGTTACGCCTACAAAGAAATTACCCGTGAAGCACAGTTCAACCTACAAACTAAACAATATGAAATGGTTGTTACAAAAGAAGTTACAAAAGAAGTTGTACCTGATACCACAGCACAAATTTTTTGGTTAAAGAATAGAAAGCCTGATGAATGGCGTGATAAAAAAGATGTTGAACATAGTGGATCGGTAAACAATCCTTTTGCAGCGTTATCAACCGAACAGCTTTTGAAGTTGGTGGGTGATGATGAATGACAGAACAACAACTAATTCAGATGGGGGCAAAATGTGAACTTGCAAGGCGTTCATTCTTTCATTATTGCAAACTGAAAGCCCCTTCTTTTTATAAAAACAGCCGTGAATTCCTTGTGAACTTTTGCGGTGAACTTCAATCCTTTTATGAAGGTGATGATGAAGTATTAGTTGTAAATATGCCGCCCCGACATGGCAAAAGCCGAACAGCGGGATTGTTCGTTGAATGGGTGTTAGGTCAAAACCAAAATGAAAAGGTGATGACCGGATCATATAACGAGATTCTTTCAACCAGCTTTTCAAAAACGGTTAGAAATGACATTTTGGAAGAAAAGGCAGATGAAAGTAAAATCATATATTCTGACATTTTCCCCGGCGTAACAATTAAACGGGGTGATGGTGCAATGAATATGTGGAGTTTGGAAGGCGGGTACAACAATTATTTGGCAACTTCCCCTTCCGGTACGGCAACAGGCTTTGGTTGTTCGCTGATGATTATTGACGATTTAATCAAAAATGCAGCAGAAGCCTACAATGAAGAAACCCTTGAAAAGCAATGGGATTGGTTCACAAACACAATGCTTTCCCGCTTGGAAGAAGGCGGCAAGATCATAATCATTATGACACGCTGGGCAACGGGTGATTTAGCGGGTAGGGCATTAGAGCATTACACCAAAGAAAAGGCAAAAATTAGGCACATAAGCCTAAAAGCCTTGCAGGATGATGGAACTATGCTTTGTTCTGAAATCCTTTCTTTGAAATCCTATAATGCCAAAGTGAAAGCTATGGGGTTAGACATTGCTTCCGCAAACTATCAGCAAGAGCCGATTGACATTAAGGGTAGACTTTATACAAAGTTCAAAACCTATACGAAACTTCCAATGGATGAAAACGGCAATTTGCTTTTCACCGCTATCAAAAACTATACTGATACCGCTGATACCGGGGATGATTACCTTTGCAGTATCAATTATGGTGAATATAATGGTGAAGCCTATGTTCTTGATGTGCTTTATACGAAAGACGGGATGGAGATTACCGAACCCGCAACGGCTGAAATGCTGAAAAAGGGAAAGGTAAATGTTGCTGATATTGAATCCAACAATGGCGGTAGGGGATTTGCACGATCTGTTGAACGGATAATGAAAGAAGTGCTGCATACAAATCACACAGTATTTCATAGCTTCTATCAATCCAAAAACAAGCAATCCCGCATTTTGTCAAACAGTACATGGGTTATGGAACATATATATTTTCCGGTGAACTGGAATGACCGTTTCCCGGAATACTTTGAAGCAATGACAAAGTACCAAAAAGAAGGCAAAAATGCACATGACGATGCCCCGGATGCAACAACCGGAATTGCTGAAAAAGTAGGCGTTGGAAGTGCGTTCAGCTTTGACTAAAAATAACACATTAGTAACAAAGAGCCTTGAAAACCGTGTGTTTTCGGGCTTTTGTTTATATTATGCGATAGAAAGGGGTGAAAAAGGTGCTGAACGGAATCGAAAACGCATTGAACCGGATTTCAAATTTTATGTTGTTCGGGTTCAAAGCCAAAATGAACAACAAAGAATTTCTTGAACAGGAAATCATGCGTTGGAAGGGTTCGCCGGAACGGATCATGCAGATTAAGGGGCAATTATATTATCAGAACGAACATGATATACTTACCCGCAAAAGAACCATGATCGGGGAAGATGGGAAGCTGCAAGTGGTTGAAAATCTTCCGAATAACCGCCTGATTGATAATCAGTATGCAAAGATGGTGAACCAAAAAGCGAACTACCTTTTAGGACAGCCCTTTGCCATAGATGGGAAGAACGAACTTTACACCGAACTTTTGAAACAGGTGTTCAATAAGCGGTTTATGAAAACCTTGAAGAATGGCGGGAAAGCCGCCCTGAATCATGGTATTTCGTGGCTGTTCCCCTACTATACCAAAGACGGGGAATTTTCTTTCCGGCTGTTTCCGGGGTATGAAATCCTTCCTATTTGGGAAGATAGCGAACACACCATTTTAGCGGGGGCAATCCGGCTTTACTTGGTGGCGGGCTATGACGGTATCAAGCCAACAATTATTGAAAAGGTTGAAGTGTTTGATATGCAAGGTATTCATTGCTATATTCTTGATGGCAATGTGCTGATTCCTGATTTAACCGTGGAAGAACAAGATTGTGCCTATGTGATGAACAACGGCAAGCCTTTGAATTGGGCGAAAATCCCCCTGATTCCTTTGAAGTACAATGAACAGGAAATACCGTTGATTAAGAAGGTGAAATCCCTTCAAGACGGTATCAATGTTATGCTTTCGGACTTTGAAAACAATATGCAGGAAGATGCCCGGAACACAATTCTTGTTCTGAAAAACTATGACGGTACGAATTTAGGGGAGTTCAGAAAGAACCTTGCAACCTTCGGTGCGGTAAAAGTTCGCTATGACGGTGAAACCAAAGGCGGGGTTGAAACCCTTGAAATCACAGTAAATGCGGAAAATTACAAGGTTATCTTGGAAATCTTCAAGAAAGCCCTGATTGAAAATGCTATGGGCTATGATGCAAAGGATGATAGGCTTTCCGGCAACCCTAATCAGATGAACATTCAATCAATGTATTCTGACATTGATTTAGATGCTAATGATATGGAAACCGAATTTCAGGCAGCTTTTGAAGAAATCCTTTGGTTTGTCAATGCCCACCTTGCAAACACAGGAAGGGGCAATTTTGAGAATGAAGAAGTAACCATTATCTTCAACCGGGATATTCTTATCAATGAAAGTGAAGCCATTGCGAATTGTGCCGCTTCTGTTGGTATCATTTCGGATGAAACAATCATTGGTATGCACCCGTGGATTGATGATCCGCAACAGGAACTTGACCGTTTGAAGAAGCAGAAGGAAGAAGAACAGGCTGAAATTGAACGGCAGCAAGAACAGGCATACAGCCCTTTCGGGCAGCAACCCGGCAATCAGCCGCCAAAGGGCAAAGGCGGTGATGTGAATGAAGAATAGTGACTATTGGAAACTACGCTTTGAACAGCTTGAAGCCGCCCAAAACGGGCAAGGTGCAGCCGCCGTTGCTGAAATAGAACGGCAGTACAAGGAAGCCCAAAAGCAGATTGAAGGGCAGATTGCCCGCTGGTATCAGCGTTTTGCCGACAACAACGGAATTTCCCTTGCGGAAGCCCGCCAATATCTGAAAGGTGCAGCCCTGAAAGAATTCAAGTGGGATATTCAGGACTATATCAAATACGGGCAGGATAACGCTTTAATGGGCGGCTGGATGAAGGAATTGGAAAATGCTTCTGCAAAGTACCACATTTCAAAGCTGGAAGCCCTGAAAATTCAGACACAGCAAAGCCTTGAAGTTATGTTTTCAAAACAGCTTGGAACAGTAACCGGGGCAATGGGTGATGTGTTTGAAAGCGGCTACTATCATACCGCATACGAACTTCAAAAAGGGTTCAATATCGGTTGGGATATTGCGGGGCTGGATCAATCGCAGATTGAAAAGGTGCTTGCTAAACCGTGGGCGGTAGATGGGAAGAACTTTTCTGAAAGGATTTGGGGCAATAAGCAAAAGCTGATTTCAGAGGTTCACGGGGAACTTACCCAAAATATCATGTTGGGTGCTGATCCGCAAAAGGCGATTGATTCACTTGCAAAGAAGATGAAAACTTCCCGATATAACGCCGGAAGGCTGATAATGACGGAAGAAGCCTATTTCAGTTCAGCGGCACAGAAGGATTGCTTTGAAGAATTGGGTGTTGAACAGTTTGAAATTGTTGCAACCCTTGATTCCCACACTTCCGATATATGCCGCAGCCTTGACGGAAAGCATTTTCCCATGAAGGACTATCAGCCGGGAGTTACCGCCCCGCCCTTTCATGTGTTTTGCCGTTCAACCACAGTTCCCTATTTTGATGAAGATTTCGGGGATATTGGGGAACGGGCGGCGAGGGATGAAGAAACGGGTAAAACCTACTATATCCCGGATGATATGAACTATCAGGATTGGAAGGAAACCTTTATTGACGGTGGCGATAAATCCGGCTTTGATGTGGTGGATGATGGTTCAACCCTTCATTACAAACACCACAAAGAGCCTGAACCCACACCGCCCCCGAAAAAGGAATATCTGACAAAGAAAAAGCTGCAAGCCAAAATTGCGGAAGCGGATGTTCAGCTTGAAGATTTGGAAATACAGTTCAAGGCTGTTTCCGGGGGCTGGACTTATGAAGAAGCAATTAAGGATTTCGGAAGCCTTGACGGGCTGGCAGATGGTGACGATTTGGCAAAGCTGAAAGACCTTCATTCACAGGCAGAAGCCATTGAAGCCCAAAAAGCGGAATGGCAAGAAAAGCTGAATGAAAAGTTGAAGGTTGAACAGAAGAAAGCCCTTGCAAAGAAGCAGCTTGAACTTGAAGCAGAAAAAGCCGTCATTCAACAGCAGCTTGACGATTTCGAGATAAAGACCTATTCGGGGATTTGGTACGGTAAGGATGTAACAACCGCCGATTGGCAAGGGTTGAACATTGCCGGGAAAAAGCAATACTATGAAGGCAAGTTCATTACTGAAACCGATCCTGACCTGATGAAGAAATATCAGGATTTTTACAAGCAGCTTGAAGAATTGGATGCGGAAGGCAGCAGTTACCACGATATTCAGCAGCAGTTAAAGAAGATTGAACAGGAAATTGCAAAAGTTCAATCCGATTTGAAAAATGTTGAAAAAAGTGGTATAATAGATACAGTGGTAGATGATGCTTTTTCGCAAGCCCGCAAGGATGCGGCAATGTGGGCGAAAAGCACAAAAGAAGCGGATGCCTTGTTGCGTGATAAATGCGGCGAGGTATGGCGAACTTCCCCACCCATTCAGAAAAATGCAATTTATGATTACACCCAAAGCTATCACAAGTTCAATGAGCCATTGCGGGGTATTGAATACGGCAGCGAAAAGTTTTTAGGCGTTGGCAATGTGGACTTGGATCAGATCGGCGTTAAATATTCCGGCTGGAAGCCCGGAGCAATGCGAAAAGAAATTAACGCTATGACTGATATAATTGAAAAATCAGTTTATCAGGAAGATTTTTGGTTGCAGCGTGGTTGTAGGTTTAAGGGAATGGATAAGTTCTTCAATGTTCCAATGGATAAGCTGCAACACGCTTCACAATCAGAGTTGGAAGCCTTGCTTTTGGGAACAACGCCCACGGAATACGGCTTTTGTTCGTGCGGCGTGGCAAAGGGCAAAGGGTTCAGTGGTGATATTATCCTGAACATATACGCCCCTTCCGGTACGCAAATGATGTATGTTGAACCGTTTTCCGCTTTTGGAAACGGCGGGGGTAAATCGTGGGATGGATTGAAACCACAAAGCAGCTTCGGGCAAGAATCGGAAATCATATTGCAACAGGGAACAACATTCCGTGTTACAAAGGTTGAGAAAACGCCCGGAATGATTTATATTGATCTTGAAGTGATAGGGCAAAGCCCGCAGCGGTAGAAAGAAGGTGGTTGAATGGCTGAAAAGAAAACGCTGGAAGAACGGTATGCGGATGAAGTGTTGACAGACAACACCCAATTTGATAAATGCCGACAATGTAAAGATTGCATATTCCGTGATGATGGCACAGTTTATTCAAGCCATTATCAAAAGGGGTGTTGCAGAATTTACCCCTACCCACAATTCAAGCCGCTTGAAATCGTGATGAACAAGGTTGAATGTGAGTATTACGAAAAGGAAAAAGAGAAGAAATAACCACTTTTGAAGATTAACTTTCAAAGGTGGTTTTTTCATGCCCTTTTTTCAGAAAGAAGGTGATCCGCCTATCTTCCAGCTATGGGTTAAATAGCAATTTCGTCTTTTAAGCGTTGCAGACGGTAAAGAACAAGGTCAAATTTCGTGGTTCGTTACCCACGGTAAAAAACGGAAAATTTGAAAGGAAGGTAAACACAATGAACAAAGAAGATTTGATTGCAATGGGATTGACAGAGGAACAGGCAAAGAAGGTTATGGATTCCCTTGATGGGAACTTTGTCACAAAGACGAGGTTCAACGAGGTAAACGAGGAAAACAAAACCTTGAAAAAGTCTGTTTCGGACAGGGATAAACAGCTTGAGGATTTGAAGAAATCCAGCGGTGACAATGCGGCGTTGCAGCAGCAGATTTCCGATTTGCAGAAGCAGAACGCCGATCAGCAGAAAGCCCATGATGAAGAACTGGCAAAGCTGAAGCTGGATAACGCTGTTGAAATCGCCCTTTCCGGTGCAAAGGCAAAGAACGGAAAAGCGGTCAAGGCTATGCTGGATATGTCAAAGGTGAAAATGGGGGAAGATGGTAAACTTTCCGGCTTTGATGAACAGATTGAAGCCTTGAAGAAGTCTGACGGATATATGTTTGATGTTCAGGAGCAGACACAGCAGCAGTTCACAGGCTTTCAACCGGGGGCTTCTTCTACTGTTCCCAATTCCACGGCAGCGGGATATGAAGCCCGCCTTGCGGATGCCCGCAAGAACAACAACCAATTAGAGGTTATCAAAATCAAACAGGAAGCCGCCGCAGAAGGCGTTGTCCTGATGTAAAAATTAAAACGAAAGGTTAAATAAGGTGAAAAATATGCCACAGGTAACAGGTATTGGTACTACTTGGAATTTACCCAATTATGCGGGTGAACTCTTTACGGCTGATCCCACCCAAACCCCGTTTCTTTCTATGATTGGCGGGCTTACGGGCGGCAGACAGACCGACAATTTTGAATTTCCTACCGCCGTTCTTTATGACTTCCCGGAAGCGGAGCAGCCGGAGATTTCCGAAAGTGCTTCCGCAACAGCCCCGGCAGCAAGCCACATTGCAAGGCAGCAGGAAAAGAATGTTGTTCAGATTCATCAGGAAGTGATTGATCTGACCTATGCGAAACAGAGCAATTCCGGCAGAATGTCCGGGCTGAACACGGCGGGGCAGAACCCGAACCCGGCAGATGAAAAGGCTTGGCAGATTCAGCAGAAATTGATTAAGATTGCCCGTGATGTGGAATTTTCCTTCATTCGTGGCACTTATCAGATTTCCACGGCGGCGAATGTCGCAAATAAAACCCGTGGTATGCTGGAACTTTGCACTTCCGACACCGGAACTTCCATTGCCGCCGCTGATGCAGCCCTGAACAAGAATTTGCTGGATCAGCTTTTCCGTGAAATGGCTGACAATGGGGCGTACTTTGGTAAGATGGTTCTGTTTTGCGGTGCATATCAGAAGCAGATGATTACCAATCTTTACGCCGATCAGTTCAAGGCGAATATGCAGACTACGCAGAATGTGGGCGGTATGAATATCACAGAGATTGAAACCGACTTCTTCAAGATGGGTATTGTTTGGGATCGCTTCATGCCGAATGATTCCCTTCTGATTGCGGATATGGCACATATCGCCCCGGTATTTCAGGCAGTTCCCGGTAAGGGCGTACTGTTTCAGGAAGATTTGGCAAAAACGGGTGCTTCTGACAAGGTGCAGATTTACGGGCAGATCGGGCTTGCACACGGTCCGGCTTTCCTTCACGGTGCTATTACCGGGCTGAAAACAGCCACAGCGTAAAGAAAGGGTAAGGTGATTGTATGTTCAAGGTAACAAAGAAACCGAAAACCCCTAACATTCTTTGGGATGCTTCCAACAATCGCCCCCTTTGCAGATTTGTAAAGGGGGTATTTGAAACCAATGATGAAGCCCTTGCTTCCAAACTGAAAGATTTGGGGCATACGGTTGAAGGGGAAGCTGATGCAAAACCCATTGATGAAATGAAGGTTGACGAACTGAAAGCCTATGCAGCGGAACACAACATTGATTTGGGTGAAGCCAAAAACAAGGCTGATATTCTGAAAACCATTCAGGAAGCGGAAGCCAAAGAGTAAAGGCGGTGATCCCAATGCTGGAAATGGTAAAGGAACGGTTGAAATCGTTTGGGTATGAATTGCAGGAAGGGGATGAATTTGCCCTTTCCTTTTCAATTCAGAAGGTGGAAAACACCATAAAGAACGATTGCAATACGCCTTCTATACCTGATGGCTTGGTGAATATCGCTGTTGATATGGCAGTAGGTGAATTCTTAACGGCAAAGAAAACCTTTTCGCCGGATAGCATTGCAGGGCTTGATTTAGATATGGCGGTAAAGCAGATACAAACGGGCGACACCAACACCGTATTTGCAACCGGGGAAGGCAGTTTGACCGCTGAACAGAGGTTGAACGCTTTCTTGAACTATCTTCTGACTTACGGAAGGGATGAATTTTCGTGTTACCGGAAAATCAGGTGGTAAAGCTGACCGCCGCACAAAAGGCGGCAAGGAAAGCGATTGAAAGCACCTATTCAGGTGTTTGCACCATTATTGAACGCCGGGATGTGCGGGATGAAAAAACCAAAATTACCCGGAAGAATGAAGAAGTTCCCGTTGTCGAAAATCAGCCTTGCAAGCTATCCTTTGAAAAATTGAACGCCGTTGTTCAAACTGACACGGCGGCAAAGCAGACACAAGGCACAAAGCTATTCATAGCACCGGAAATCAAGGTAAAGCCCGGTTCAAAAATCGTTGTGGAACAAAACGGCGTAACAACCGCATATTCCGCAAGTGGTGTTCCCGCTGTTTATCTATCCCATGCGGAAATCATGCTTGAACTGTTCGAGGGGTGGGCGTAATGGCAAATATGGGCGGATTTTCGGTTGCAGGAATGAAGAAACTTCAAAAGCAGTTGAACAAAATTCAGCAAGGAAATGTTGAAGCCTTCATTGATGCTTGTGCAAAGGAACTTGCCGCCCGCCTATTGGCAAAAGTTATCAAGCGTACACCCGTGGGGCAATACCCCGCAAGTTCAGGTAAAAAAGGCGGTACACTTCGCCGGGGCTGGACTTCCAAAACCCATGAAGAAGCGGAAAGCGGGAAAAAGGCAAGTGCGAAAGCATACGCTGATTCCCTTACGATCCACCATTACGGAAACACCCTTGTTATTGAGATAGTGAACCCGGTTGAATATGCTTCCTATGTGGAGTACGGACACCGGACAGCCAATCATAAAGGGTGGGTTCAAGGGCGGTTCATGCTTACGATTTCGGAACAGGAAATACAGAATATAGCCCCGAAAGTGCTTGAAAGCAAAATCAAAAAGTTTTTAGGGGAGTGCTTGCAATGATAAATTCCATAATTGAATCAATCAGCATTTCCTTAAATGCTGAATTTGGTGATAAATACACCACTTACACAGAATCGGTTGAACAAGGTTTGAACGAACCTTGTTTTTTTCTGTTCTGCATAAACCCCACAAACCGGGTATTTCTTGGGAAACGGTATTTCAGGGAAAACCAATTCTGCATACAATATTTCCCGGCTGACAAAGACCGGGCAAAGGAAGAATGTAATGCGGTTGCCGAAAGGCTTTTTTCTTGCCTTGAATATATAACCGTTACCGGGGATTTGGTGCGTGGCACAAAAATGAAATATGAAGTAGTGGATGGGGTGTTGAACTTCTTTGTGAACTATGATTTGTTCGTTTACAAGGTGGCGGCTTCTGATGCTATGGAAGAAATTTCTGAAAATGTTACCGTGAAAGGATAAGGTGATGTGAATGGCGGTAAAGAAAACTAACGCCGCCGCAAGCGAACCGAAAAAAATTGAAAGTTTATTTTCAAAAGAACAGTTGCTTGCGGCTGAACGATTCCACAATAGGAAAGATGCGGTAAATGCAGTTTTAGAAAAATTTTCTGATACTGAAACATTTACTGTTGAAACCGTTGAACAGATGATTGAAAACTATATGAAAGGACAGGTGAAATAACATGGCTTTAGGCGGTGGAACTTTCGTTACACAGAACAAAGAATTGCCGGGTGCATACATCAATTTCATTTCGGCAGCTTCCGCAAATGCCGCCCTTTCCGAAAGAGGTATTGCAACAATGCCCCTTGAATTGGATTGGGGCATTGACGGTGATGTGTTTGAAGTAACCAACGGGGATTTTCAGAAAAACAGCCTGAAAATTTTCGGTTACGATTACACACACGACAAATTAAAGGGGCTTCGTGATTTGTTCCTGAACACGCAAACCCTTTATGCGTACAAACTGACTTCCGGGGGAACAAAGGCGGCAAATACCTTTGCGGAAGCCCTCTATGGCGGGGTTCGTGGCAATGACCTGAAAATCACAATTCAGGTAAATGCTGATGATGATACCCTGTTTGATGTGAAAACCGTACTTGATACGACGGTTGTTGACGAACAGACGGTTGCAAAGGCGGCTGATCTGATTGCAAACGATTTTGTGAAGTTCAAGGCTTCTGCAACGCTGGCAGTAACGGCAGCAACGCCTTTAACGGGCGGCACGAATGGAACGGTGAACGGAACAGCTTATCAGACTTATCTTGATAAGATTGAAGCCTACACCTATAACACAATGGGCGTTGTGGTAACAGATGATACCACAAAGGGGCTGTTTGCTTCCTTTGTCAAGCGTTTGCGTGATGAAATGGGTATCAAATTCCAGCTTGTACTTTACAACAAGGCGGCTGACTACTACGGCACAATCAGCGTGAAAAACAAGGTGCTTGATGAAGGTTGGAGTGAAGCAAGCCTTGTTTATTGGGTAACGGGTGCTTCCGCTGGTTGCGAGGTAAACAAGAGCAATCAGAACAGGATTTACAACGGTGAATTTACCGTTGATGCAGACTACACCCAAAACGAACTGAAAAAGGCTATCAAAGCCGGGGAATTTACGCTTCATAAGGTCGGTGCTGATATTCGTGTGTTGGAAGATATTAACACAATGGTTACTACTTCCGATACACAGGGCGATATTTTCAAGGACAATCAGACCGTGCGTGTGATGGATCAGATCGCAAATGATATTGCGGTTTTGTTCAACACAAAATATTTGGGCGTTGTTCCCAATGATGCAGCGGGAAGAATTTCCCTTTGGTCGGATATTGTGAAGCACCATGAACAGTTGCAGGAAATCCGGGCGATTGAAAACTTTTCGGATTCTGATGTAACTGTCACACAGGGCAACACAAAGAAATCCGTGGTGGTAAATGACCTTGTAACGGTTGTAAATGCTATGAGCAAGCTATATATGACCGTTACGGTGGCATAAGGAAGGGGTGAAACAGAATGAACGGTAATGTGGTTATGAAAGCCAAAGACACAGTATTTGCGGCTTTGGCTGAATGTTTCGTTACTATCGGAACACGCCGCTACAATTTCATGCAGGCTATCAACCTTGAAGCAAAGTTTGAGAAGAACAAAACGGAAGTTCCCATTCTTGGCAAGACGGGCAAGGGGAACAAGGCTTCCGGCTGGAAAGGTACGGGTTCGGCAACCTTCCACTACAACACTTCTATTTTCCGGCAGATGATGTTGCAGTACAAGGAAACCGGAGAAGATATTTATTTTGAAATTCAGATTTCAAATGAAGATCCTACTTCCGGGGCTGGCAGACAGACAATGATCCTGATGGATTGCAACATTGACGGCGGTGTGCTGGCAAAGTTTGATGCAGATGGTGAATATCTTGATGAAGATATGGATTTCACCTTTGAAGATTTCAAGATGCCGGAAGCCTTCAAAGACCTTGAAGGATTTCTTACGAACTAACAACCAATGGAAGGGTTGAAACCCCTTGTGTGCGGCTTATATAAGCCCATATAAGGGGTTTTGCCTATTCCGTGATAAATAATGAAAGGAAGATGTAAAATGTCTAAATTCGCAAAATTTATGAAGGCTAACAAAGCCGTGAAGGAAAACGGGTTCTACCCGGCAACAAAATCCCTTTGTGATGAAAAGGGTAACCCCCTTGAATGGGAGTTCAAACACATTTCTTCCAAAGAGAATGAGGAAATCAGGGAGAATTGCACCATTGATATTCCGGTAACGGGCAAGCCAAATATGTACCGCCCGAAACTGAAATCCAGCCTTTACATTCAGCGTATGATTGCGGCTTCCGTGGTTGTGCCTGATTTGTTCGATTCCGAATTGCAGGATTCCTACGGCGTGAAAACCCCGGAAGATTTGCTGATGGCAATGGTTGACGATCCCGGCGAATATAACGATTTGGCGGCTTTCGTTCAGAAATTTCAGGGCTTCAATGTTTCCTTTGAAGATAAGGTGAATGAAGCAAAAAACTAATTGAAGAAGGGGATTGGGAAGCGAACTTTGCTTACTATGCCCTTCTGAAACTTCACATTTTGCCTTCCGTTTTCCTTGCTATGGATGAACAGGAAAAGGCTTTCACCGTGGCGGCAATCAAGGTGAAAATGGAAGCTGACAAAAAAGAGAAAAAGAAGATTGAAAGTAAATCCAAAAAGAAAGGTAGGTGATCCGCATGGCTACAATCAGAACAGCGATTGAATTACAAGATAACTTCACAAGCGTTTTGTATCAGGTTATCAATTCCGTAAATTTGGGGCTTTCCGCTATGGAAGATTTGCACCAAACAATGAACAGCCCCGTTGACACGGCTTCTATTGAAGCGGCAAGGGATTCAATCAATCAGGCTACTATTGCAGTTCAACAGTTGGATGCAGCTATGCAAGGGATTGAAACCCCTGAAACACAAACACCTACCGCCCCACAGAATTCAGCCCCGGTTGTGCTTCCCGTGCAGCCGGATGTGCCTGATCCGTTAGTAGATCAGCCCGAACCCGTGCGAGTTCCGGTTCAATGGCAGTCTGACAATTTGGAAGTTTTCACGGGTTCGGGTGTAGAACGGTTTGAACAGGAAGTTCAAAGTGCAAACAATATGTTGAACACTTTGAACCAAACCCAAAGCCGGATTGCAGAAACGGCGGCACAAACTGATTTGTTCCCGGCAAATGCTATTGCCGATATGAACAATATGCAAAGCCGCTTGCAAGCGATTCAGCAGCGTATTCAGACAATCGAAAGCAACCCCCTGAATATGGGTACAGACACCGCAAATGCGGAATTGGAACAGTTGCGGGGGCAGTTGGATCAGGCAGTTCAGGAACAGCAGAATTTGAACCGTGCTGTTGACAACATGGATGTTCAGGCAGCAAATGAAGCCTATTTGCGGTTGTCGCAAACAGTAGGCAATACTGAAAGATATATCCGTGATAATGTTGACGAACAAGGGCGGTTCAATCGTGAAATTGAAGAAGGCACAAATGAAGCCAATGAACTAATGCAGACAATCAAAGGTGCGGTTGCGGCATACGCTACAATTCAAACCCTTTCAGCGGCGTTGAACTTATCGGATCAGCTTACTTCCACAACCGCCCGCTTGAATTTGATGAATGACGGGCTGCAAACCACACAGGACTTGCAGAACATGATTTATCTTTCAGCGGAACGGGCAAGGGGCAGCTATCAGGCAACCGCTGATGCCGTTTCCAAACTTGGACTTATGGCGGGTGATGCGTTCAGCAGTTCGGAAGAAATCATTGCCTTCATGGAACAGGTGAATAAGCAATTTACCATTGCTGGAACGGAAGCGGCGGGCATTGATGCCGCTATGTTGCAGCTTACACAAGCAATGGGTTCAGGCGTTCTTCGTGGCGAGGAATACAACAGCATTTTGGAGCAAGCCCCGAATATCATTCAGGCGATTGCTGATTATATGGAAGTTCCAAAGGGGCAATTAAAGGATATGGCAGCGGAAGGACTAATCACCGCTGACATTGTAAAGGCGGCTATGTTTGCGGCGGCTGATGATACCAATGCAAAGTTTGAACAGATGCCGAAAACCTTTTCGCAAATTTGGACTTCTTTTCAGAATACCGCTTTGATGGCGTTTCAACCCGTTCTTCAAAGAATGAATGAAATTGCCAATAGTGAAGCGTTTCAGGGCTTTGTGAACAATGCGATTGAAGCCCTATCAATGGTGGCGGGCATTGCCCTTGAAATCTTTGATTTGCTTGTAGGCGTTGCTGAAATCGTTGGTGAAAATTGGTCGTGGCTATCCCCTATAATTTATGGTGTAGCCGGGGCTTTGGCTGTTTACTACGGGGCACAGTTGGCAGCAAATACTATTAGTGCAATCAGCAAGGGAATTCATATTGCAATGGCGGTTGCACAGATGATTCACGCAGCGGCAACGGGGGCTTTAACAGCCGCCACAGCAGCGGAAATTGCGGCACAGAACGGCTTGAACGCCGCTTTATATGCTTGCCCTATCGTGTGGATCATTATTCTTATAATCGCCCTGATAGCCCTATTCTATGCGGCTGTTGCGGCGGTCAATCACTTTGCGGGAACTTCCGTTTCTGCAACGGGTATAATTTGCGGGGCGTTCATGGTTGCCCTTGCCTTTATCGGCAATATCTTTGTTGCCCTTTGGAATTTGGTTGTGGATGTGTTCGTGCTTATCTATAACCTTGTGGCAACCGTGGCAAACTTTATCGGCAATGTGTTCACCGATCCTATCGGTGCGGTTTGCCGGTTGTTCTTTGATTTGGCTGATACCGTGCTTGGAATTCTTCAAGCGTTGGCTTCGGCTATTGATGCAATTTTCGGTTCAAACCTTGCGGGAAGTGTTCAGGGTTGGCGTGATTCTCTTGGCGGTTGGGTTGATGAAACCTTCGGCAAGGGTGATGAAGTAATGGCAAAAATGAACGCTGACGATATGAAACTTGGGCGGTTTGAATACGGGGCAGCTTGGGATGCCGGGTATTCCTTCGGTGAAGGGATTGATGAAAGCATTGCGAATTTCGATCCTTCCAGCCTGTTTGATACCAATGTACCGGGTGCGGGCGATTACGCCGATTTGAGCAATTACGGGGCGGGGCTTGCCGGGGATGTTGGCGATATAGCGGGCAATACCGGGGCAATCAAGGATTCAATGGATATTACAGAAGAAGATTTGAAATACCTTCGTGATATTGCCGAACAGGAAGCAATAAACAGATTTACAACCGCTGAAATCACCATTGAACAGACGAATCACAACACCGTTTCCGGTAAAATGGATTTGGATGGAGTAGTTGACGGGCTGACGGGTGCAGTAAATGAAGCGGCTGATATTATAGCGGAAGGGGTGCATGAATAATGAGTAAAAGCGGATATGATTTCTACCTGAAAAAATGCTTGTTACCAATCGCCCCTGAAAAGCTGCAAGTGAAGATCAATAACGCAAATGACACGCTAACCCTGATAAATGAAGGGGAAATAAACATTTTGAAAACCCCTGAACTAACGGATATTGAATTTGAGTGCAGAATCCCACAAGTGAAATACCCGTTTGCAACCTATAAATCAGGGTTCAAAGGGGCTTCTTATTTTCTTGATTACTTTGAAAGTTTGAAAGCGGATAAGAAGCCCTTTCAATTTATCGTTTCCCGGACAATGCCGAATGGAAAGGTTCTGTTTTCAACCAACATGAAGGTATCATTGGAAGATTACAAAATCACCGAACAGGCGAAAAACGGCTTTGATTTGATGGTAAAAATCAAGTTGAAGCAATACCGGGACTATGGCACAAAAACCGTAAATATCAAAATCGCCGCTTCCAAACCAAAAGCAAAGGTTGAAAAGCAAAGGGCGGCTGATCCCCCGGCAAAGAAAAGCTATGGTGTGGGCGATATAGTGAATTTTCACGGCGGCACACACTTTTATAGTTCCTATCCGGGGGCAAAGGGGTATTCCGCAAGGGCGGGAAAGGCAAAAATCACGATAGCAAACGGTTCAGGAAAAGCCCACCCGTGGCATTTGATACACACCGATTCAGGTTCAAATGTGTATGGGTGGGTAGATGATGGAACATTTGATTAAGGGGGTGCAGCTTTGAATGTAGAACTTTTGATTTCCGATCCTTCCGGTACAAAGGCATATATCCCGGTTGTGGAAGAAGGTATTGAATGGAGTACAGAAAGAAGAAGCACCCCCGGCAAGCTGACCTTCAAACTTGTAAAAGATTCCGTTATCAATTTTCAGGAAGGGGCGGCGGTTCGCCTGAAAGTGGATGGGAAACCCGTTTTCTTTGGGTTTGTGTTCACGAAAAAGCGGGATAAAGATCAGATTATAGAAGTAACAGCTTACGATCAATTAAGGTATTTGAACAACAAAGATACCTATGTTTATGAGAACAAAACCGCTTCGCAGTTTATTCAGATGATTGCAGCGGATTTTTCTTTGAACACCGGAACTTTGGAAGATACCGGTTTTGTGATTGCTTCACGGGTGGAAGATAACACTTCCCTATTTGATATGATAGAAAATGCCCTTGATTTGACATTGCAGAACAGCAAGGAAATGTTTGTTTTGTATGATGATTTCGGCAAGCTGACATTGAAAAGCCTTTCTTCAATGTATGTTGGCGAACCGGGGGCATACCTGATGATTGATGAAGAAACCGGGGAAAATTTTGAATACACTTCCAGCATTGACAACGACACTTACAACAAAGTTAAGCTGACCTATGACAATGAAGAAACCGGAAAGCGGGAAGTTTACATTGCACAGGATTCAAGCCACATGAACGCATGGGGTGTATTGCAGTATTTTGACACGCTGCAAAAAGGCGAAAACGGGCAAGCAAAAGCGGATGCACTGTTGAAGCTATACAACAGCAAAACAAGAAACCTGAAAATCGTGAACGCTTTAGGCGATACACGGGTAAGAGCCGGAAGCATGGTTGTAATAAACCTTGCTTTGGGCGATATGAATTTGAAAAACTTCATGCTGGTTGAAAAGGTGAAGCACACCTTCAAGCTGGATGAACATTTCATGGATTTAACACTTCGAGGGGGTGAATTTATTGCCTGATGCAGTTGAATTATTGAAAACCATAAAACGGGCGGCGGTGGATGCAGTTGAATCTTCAAAGCCCGTTCAAGTTTGTTTTGGAAAGGTAACAAGCACTTCCCCCTTGAAAATTCTTGTGGAACAGAAATTGCCATTGGGTGAAGGGCAGCTTGTTCTTTGCCGGAATGTTACGGATCATAAAACCTATATAACCGGGGGGAACATTCAAAATTACTACTATGTAGGAACACCGCCGAATGTTTCAACGCTTCCGGTTAGCCCTTCCCATGTTCACGCTATGGGTAAAATTCAGATCACCGTTCATAATGGGTTGGTTGTCGGTGATGAAGTTATCCTTTTAAGGCAACAGGGCGGGCAAAAATATATTGTGGTGGATAGAATCGGATGATACCTTCAACCACAGCCTTTCTTGAACAGGATTTCGAGATTGAGGAACAACCAACCCATACCTACAAAATGAACCTTGCAAGCGAACTTGTACGGGGCTATACAGACTATCAGGAAGCAATGAAACAGGCAATATATAAAATCCTGAACACAGAGCGTTACCAATATGTGATGTATTCGTGGAACTATGGAATTGAATTGCTTGATTTATATGGTGAACCCGTTTCCTATGTTTGCCCTGAACTTGAACGCCGGATCACGGAAGCCCTGACTTGGGATGATAGAATCAAAAGCGTTGATAATTTTGAATTTAACATTTCAAAAAAGGGTGAAATCCTTGTAACTTTTACCGCACACACCGTTTTCGGTGATGTGGTTGCTGAAAAGGTGGTGAACTTTTAATGTATGATGTAACCTATAATGAAATCCTTGAACGGATGCTTTCAAGGGTATCTGATAAATTCGACAAGCGGGAAGGTTCGATTATCTTTGACACCCATTCCCCCACAGCCCTTGAATTGGAAATCCTTTATGTGGAACTGAACACCCTGATTGCGGAAGCATACGGTGATAGTGCTTCAAGGGAATTTCTTATCAGGCGTTGCAAAGAAAGAGGAATTACCCCTTATGAAGCAACCTATGCTGTTTTGAAAGGTGAGTTCACCCCGGCAAACATTGATGTTACCGGACAGCGGTTCAATATCGGTTCAATGAATTTCATTGTAACTGAAAAAATCGCAGATGGGGAATATCAAGTAAAATGCGAAACCCCCGGAATTGTCGGCAATCAGCAGATGGGAACAATGATCCCCATTGATTACATTGAAGGGCTTGAAACGGCTGAACTTACGGAAATTCTTATTCCCGGTGAGGATGAAGAAGAAACGGAAGATTTGCGAACCCGTTATTTTGACAGCTTCAATGAAAAATCCTTTGGGGGCAATGTTCGTGATTACCTTGAAAAAACAAACGCCATTCCGGGCGTTGGCAGTACCAAAGTAACAAGGGTTTGGAACAATGACCTTCGCCCCGCTGAAATGATACCTTCCGCAGCGGTTCAAGCGTGGTTCAACACAATTAAACCAACATTGACCGGGGAAGTTGCCGCATGGCTTGAAACCGTGTATGATGCAGCCCTGAACCGGAAGCTGACAACCGGGGGAACGGTGCTTTTAACAATCCTGAATTCTGATTTTGGGGTTGCTTCCGATACCCTGATTAAAACGGTGCAGCAGACTATTGATCCTGACGAATACGCCGGGGAAGGTTACGGTGTTGCACCTATCGGGCATATTGTGAAGGTTGAAAGTGCAAAAACCCGGAATGTGGTTGTGAAAACAAACATTGTCTTTGATGTGGGTTATGGTTGGGCGAACCTTCAAAGTTCAATCAATGATGTAATTTCAAACTATTTGCTTGAACTTCGTAAATCGTGGGCTGACAACCCCTATTTGGTGGTTCGTATCAGTCAAATTGAAACCCGCCTTTTGGGTATCAAGGGCATTGTGGATATTGGCAACACCAAAATAAACGGGGCTTCTGATAACCTGACTTTGGGGAAATTTGAAGTTCCGGTGTTTGGGGGTGCAGGTGCATGACAAGAGAAGTTGACCTTGTTTCCTACTTACCCCCATTTTTAGCAGAGTTCAAGGAAATTGCCGTTACTTTGGAAGCGGAAAACCCTGAATTTGTGCTTGTGTGGAACGCCGCTGAACGGGTTTTGCAAAATGAATTCATTAAAACGGCTGACGAATACGGTATTTCAAGGTTTGAAAAAATCTTGAACATTTTACCTTCAACAGAAGATACCCTTGAAAGCCGCCGTGCAAGAGTTCAAGCCCGGTGGTTTAATACTATCCCCTACACAATGAAATCCTTTCTTGCAAAGCTGATTGCCTTGTGTGGGGATTCTAATTTCACGGTTACAAAGGAATATGAGAAATACAAGGTTGAAATCCTGACAAACCTTGAACTGTTCGGACAGGTTGAGGAATTGGAACGCATAATTGACAGCATGATCCCGTGCAATATGATTGTGATTTCCCTGAATGAAATTCCTTGTGGTGCAGCGGGATTTGCTTTCATTGCCGGGGGCGTGTGTTCAGTGGAATATTTCTTTATCACCAATGACGAACAGACAAAACACACAATCAGCAATGAAACAACCGTGAAGGGTGGGGTGATACACACCGCCCATTACTTCATTACCAATGATGAACGGAACAGCTATTCTATTGAAGGTGAAACAGCCTTCCGGGGCGGTACAGTAAACACCGCTGATTACCTTATCACTAATGACAGCAAAGAAAATGTTGCCGTTAGTGGTTCGGC